AGCGACGGAATCATAATCCGCAGGTCCGGGGTTCAAATCCCTGAAGCGCCACCAAGTTTCCTAGTGCTGACGGGCACTTGCAGACCCATCCCACCTACTCCGCCGGTGAAAAAGGCGGATTCGTGAATGGAAGGTCTGAAATGTCAACGTCACTTCTCTCTGCCGGTGAACCGGGCGCCCCTCGTTGCAGCGAGGCCGCGACAGGTTCAAACGATGAAGGCAGCATCGGCCTGAACTGCGCGCGATTCGTCATCCCCCCGGGCTCGAGTCCCGATGACCTTGCAAGCGATGCACTGTGTTTGGTGGGCGAGGCTCTCGCCGTGCTCGAGCACATCAAGGAAAGCTCCGAGCACTTGCCGTCCGGGTACTTTGCAGCGGTGTACCTACTGCGGCAGGCCTGCATCGTGCTGGATGCGGCGCAGTTGACCCCGGCCGACGCCGCAGCGGTTATGGCCGCGAGGGGGAAGGCATGAGCACCGCCACACTCCGCGTTCGCCTGACCTGCACGCGCCACGCCGCGCCACTGGCCGTGGTCGACGGGCTGCCCGGCGGCGGTGCCGAGCTGACGCCCGCGCAGTTGCGCGCCCTGGCCGCCACGCTGGTGCGCGTCGCCGACGATGCCGATGCGCGGCCAACGATGCACCGCGGTAAGCCGCTGCCCGCGCAGCAGCGCGAATACGCGGTGGGGGCGCAGTCATGAGCGCCACCCACACCGTGCCTTACACCGTCCCGCCGGGTATGCGCGTCGTGCTCCCGACCCGCGACGGCAGTCTGACCCTCGCCGCGCTGTGTGACCTGTACTTTCAGCACTACACCGGTCGGGACTGCGCGCTGCCGCAGCGCCTTGGCTGGTGGAAAGCCCAGATCGGGCACCTGCGCCTGGACGAGCTGAGCGACGACCACGTGCACGACGGACTGGAGCTGCTGGCCAGCGGCAAAGCCCGGTGGTACGCGGGCAAGGATGCCGACGGGAAGCCCATCTTCAAGGCCAAGGGCAAGCCGCTGTCGGGCTCGACCTTGAATAGGTACACGTCGGCCATCTCCTCCGTCATCACCTGGGCCATCCGGCGACGCATCGCGCCCAAGGGCTTCGACCACCCGGTGCGCCGCGTCGAGCTGAAGGCCGAGGGCCAGGCCAAGACGCGGTTTCTGAGCGACGAAGAGCGCGCCCGGCTGCTGCTCGCGTGCAAGGCCAGCGCCTGGCCGCGCCTGTACCTGCTCACCCTGCTGGCACTGACCACGGGCGGCCGTAAGGGCGAACTGCTGGCCCTGCGCTGGCAGGATGTCGACACGGGCCGGCGCGTGGTGCACGTCGGCCGGTCGAAGAACGGCGACCCCAAGGTGCTGCCCCTGGTGCCGGCCGTGGTCGAGCAGCTGGAGGCCTTCCGCGGTGCGCCTGGTGGCCTGGTCTTTCCTTCGCGCCTGAACGCCCTCAAGCCCATGGCCTTCGAGGCGCGATGGCATGAGGCGCTAAAGGCCGCCAACGTGCGCCACTTCCGCTTCCACGACCTGCGGCACAGCTGCGCCAGCTACCTGGCACAGCAGGGCGCCAGCCTGCTGGAAATCGCCGACCTGCTGGGGCATCGGCAGATCAGCATGAGTCACCGTTACGCCCACCTGGCGGCCACCCACCGCGCGGCGCTGGTGGATAGGGTCATGGGGCAGCTGCGGTGACATCGACGGGGAGCCCCCCGCCCAAGGTGGGGCCCCTCGTTGCGGCCCAGGTGCGACTGTGGGTTGAGGATGTCCGCACTGTGCTCTGCGTGTTGGCCCTGGTGCCGCAACGTCAACCTGGGTTGCATGCGGCTGTGGCCAACTCTGCCGATGCACTCGGCCGTGTGCTGGGCGATATCGAGACTCTGCGCAGGCTGGACACCGACACCGCCACCAGTGCCGCCAGCGCAGCCCACAGCGCCGCTAAGATTCTCCTGACACTGGCGACTGGGGACGGCTGCATAGCCGAGCCTGCGGACGGCGCCTGGTGGCTTGGGCATGCCATGCTGCTGATCGGCAAGGCTCAGGAGCACGCGCTTGCAGCCCAAGCCCATGGCCGCAAGTCGGGCAGGCCCCCATTTTCTGGCAAAGCAGACGTGCCCAAGTCGGCATTCATCGTGGCGGAACGGCAGGCGTATCCCGACCTGAAGGATCAAGAAATTGCCGACCGATTGAAGGCCCACGACGTGGATGCTGGGCACGTGGGAAAGGTGCGCAGGCGCAAGGCGGCGCAGCGCCAGAAGTGACTTCAGGCGTGTCTGACATGTGTTGATCTACTGAGACTCCGTGACGGATCGGGACTGCACCCGGCCACTTACGTGGCCGGAGCCCGTCAGCACAAGGAACCCAAAGATGCACACGCAAGACACCGCATTGCCCGTAGCTACTCGCCCAGTTTCGCCCCCCATCTTCTGGGAGCGCTACCAAGCCAACCGAACCGATTGGTTCCGCACCCCGGATGGCTTCCAGTGGTTCAAGCGCCAGCACCTGTCCGAACTGATCGCGGCCGGCGCGCTGGTCATCATCTCTGGCCGCGTGTTTGTCGTGCCTGGTGTCTTCGACGCCGCCGTCATCGCCATCGGCAAACGCCTGGCCGCCGCACGCACAGATTGAGCCTCGCGCGGGTGAGCCATGTGAGCGCCCCGCAGGCGCCTACCGGCGATGGGCCAACCACTGTGCAGATGGAGCAGGCCCTATGCGGCGCCCTGCTGCAAGATGCCGACACGGCCGGGCCCGAGCTGCAGCGCTACGGCGTGACTCCGCAGCACTGTGAGGACCCGCGGAACGCGGCCGTCCTGGGGGCCATCGCCGTGCTGATCGAGCGCAAGCAGCCGGTTGACGTGTTGACGGTGTTCGATCTGCTGGGCGCCATGGGGGCGGCCGAGCGCGCCGGCGGGCTCGCCTACCTGCACGCGCTGGCATGCTGTGTTCACAGCGCACGCAACGCCGGCCGGTACGCCGAGATTGTCGCCGAGCGGGCCGCGCAGCGGCGCATCACCACCCTGGCGCTGGCCGTGGCCAGCAGCCCAGCGGTGCCGCAGCTGCGCGCCGAGCTGCTGGCTGAGCTGGCGAAGGTGGACGGGTTGCGCGAAAGAGCGCCGGCCGTGATCTTCTCGCACGTCCCCCTGGTCGACCTGCAGACCGCAGATCTGCAGCCGCAGCAGTGGTGGTGGGACGGCTACGTGCCGGCAGGGCACGTCACGCTTTGGAGCGGCCACGGTGGCGCCGGAAAGAGCACGTTGGCCCTCATGCTGCTGGCCGCCATGGCGATGGGCCGCACCTTCCTGGGCAAGGGCACGCGCCGCGGCAAGCTGCTGTTCTTCAGCGCGGAAGACCCGGGCCAGCTGGTGCGGCTGCGGCTGCGCCGCGTGTGCACGGTGCTCGAGGTCGACCCCGCCGCGCTGGCCGAGCGGCTGCGCGTGATCGACGCCACCGAACTGGACGCCGCGCTCTACGTTGAGCAGCGCGTCGGGGGCGTGCGCCACGGTGCAACCACGCTGACCTATGAGGCGCTGCGGCAGTACGTCGAGGCCGAGGGCATCGACGTGCTGGTGCTCGACAACGCCAGCGACCTCTTCGATGGTGACGAGATCGTGCGCGCGCTGGTGCGCGGTTTCATCCGCAGCCTGGCCCAGCTGGTGCGCCAGCGTGGTGGTGCCGTGGTGCTGTTGGCCCACGTCGACAAGGGCACCAGCAGGGCGGGCAAGGGCGCGTCGAGCGAGAGCTACAGCGGGTCGACGGGCTGGCACAACTCCGTCCGGTCGCGCCTGGTGCTGCTGGAGAAGGAACCCGGCACGCTGGAGCTGCAGCACCAGAAGTGCAACCTCGGGCCCAAGCAGGGCCCGGTAGTGCTGACCTGGCCGGATGGCGGATTGCCCACCATGGTGGACCCCTCCCTCCCCCCTCCTGAGTCGGCGGCCAGGCCGAACGCCGACGCATCCATGCGCGCGCTGGTGGCGCTGATCCGCGACTACTACGAGCGCGGTGAGTGGGTGAGCACGTCGGTGCAGAGTCAATCGAACGCATCCCGCCTGCTGAGCGCCGAGGCCCGCTATCCGCGGCACCTCAAGCCCACGCAGGTGGCGCAACTGCTGCGCGAGGCCCAACGTGCCCGGTTCATCGAGGCAGAGCCCTACCGGGGGGCGGATCGCAAGGAACGCCAGCGCTGGCGCGTGACGGCCATGGGCGTGGCCATGGTCGACAACCTGCCTCTGTTCGCAACACCAGGCCCCAGTGGTGTCGCATGAGGGCCCCCCTGGTGACTTTTGCGGCGGGTGCGGCGGGTTCATGTCTTCTAGAACCCGCTGCACATCGCGCAACCGCTGCGGCGGGTGCGGCGGGTGGCCGCGCAGGGGGTGTGGGGGACCCGCCGCAGCGCACCCGCCGCAACAGTCTGAACATGACAACCCTCATAGGGAGGCCACGCAACAGGCTGAACCGACGCGTCTGCGCACCCGTGGCGCAAAGCGCCAGGAAGGACCCGAACGCCGCTTGGGTCCTTCCTGGCGCTTCTCAGCACGGGTACGCAGACGCGCTCTTTCGCGCCAGTGCATGGGGCCCGGCTTTGTTGACTATTGACTTGTCTGGCGCGATTGCGGTTGACTATGAGCACCCGCGCCGATCTTGACCCGTTCGCCGGCCTGTCTGCCGCGTGGAGCGGAAGCCCGCCAATGGTAGACCCGGTGGCCAGGCTGGTCGAAGTCATCCAGATTCTTCGGGGGGCTGGCACACCAGTAGCCTGCGCAACCGCGGCGCAGCTGCAGGCCCATCTGGACACAGGCGCACCCCTTGAGAAGCTCCTGGGCCTGGCGGTGGGCCGTGGCGGGGCCCATGAGAAGGCCCATCGCCGGGCCCGACGTGAGCAGCGGGATCACCAGCTTCGTGAGCTGGCCGCAGACATCTCCGGCGGGGTCACGCGCAAGGCCCGCGGCCTGGCAGAGATGATGCTGTCCGACGACCCCAAGACGCAGGCCTTCCGTCACGCCTTCCCCGACGCGCCAGCTTCGGTGCCGCAGTTTGTGCGCATCCTGCGGGGCGCCCCCTGAATCACCGAATGGGGCATTCTTTGAGCCTGTGAAGCTTGCGCCGACCATGGCGCCATGAGCACACCCAAACCCGCAGCGCCTCCCACGCTGTTCGCGCGCAGCGACGGCACATTGATGCTGGCCCGCAGCGACGGCACCACCATCGAGATGAGGCTGACGTCGCGCCAGTGGGTGCAGCTGTGCTTCGACGCCGGGCAGATCGCAGTCCACCTGCAGCCTGAGCTGCTGCCTGACGTGATGCACGTGCTGGAGAACACGACGGTGCAAGTGCCTGTCGAGACCGCGGAGGCCGCGCCGTGCCATCGCCTGAACTGACCCGCCGCGCCAGCTTCGGCGCCGCCGACCTGGCCGCGCGCACCGTGCCCGTGGTGCTGAGCACCGGGGCGCCGGTGAAGCGCTGGGACGGCTGGGAAGTGCTCGACCTGTCGCGCGTCGACCTGTCGCGCGGCGACCTGCCGTTGATCGAGGTGCACGACACCAACCGCGTCAACGTCGGCCAGGTGCGGCGCCTGCGCGTCGAAGGTGGCGTGCTGCGCGGCGATGCGGTCTTCGGCCTGTCGGCGCGCGCCGACGAACTGCTGGCCGATGTGCAGGCCGGCATCGTCACTGGCGTTTCCATCGGCTACGCCTACACCGACACCGGCGTGCCCGTGCAACTGCGCGACGGCACGCCCGCGCTGAGATACGGCTTCATCCCTCATGAGGTTTCCATCGTCCCCGTGCCCGCCGACATCGGCGCCGGTTTCCACCGTTCACACCCTGGAGTCAACATGCCCACCACCGCCACCACCACCGCGGCCCCCGAGGCCGAAGTCCGCACGCTGTGCCGCTCGCTGCCGGACGGCTTCGCCGATGCGCTGATCGCCACCGGCGCCACCATCGAGCAGGCCCGCAGCGCGGCGCAGGCCGAGCTGGCGCGCCGTGACGGCGCCGCTGGCGGCCACCGCAACGTGGCGCCGGCCGCCCACTTCATGCGCCCTGCCACGGCCGACGCCACGCGCCAGATGGCCGACGCGCTGGCCGCGCGGCTGAACGTGCGCAACGTCGACCTGACCTCGAACGATTACAGGCACGCGCGGCTGTCGGACATGGCGCGCGACTGCCTTGAGCGCGGCGGCATCCGCACCGGCGGCATGAGCGTCGACCAGCTGGTGCAGCGCGCCTTCCACACCACCGGCGACTTCCCCGAGCTGCTGCTGGGCGCCGGCAACCGCGTGCTGGCGCAGCGCTACGAAGCCTTCACGGGTGGCCTGCGCCGCATCTCGCGCACGGTCACCATCAGGGACTTCCGCGCCAAGAGCACCTTGCGCCTGGGCGAGGCGCCGGCCCTGGTCAAGGTCAACGAACACGGCGAGTTCAAGTCCGGCACGCGGGCCGAGAGCAAGGAAAGCTACGCGCTGTCTACCTACGGCCGCATCTTCAGCCTGAGCCGCCAGGCCATCGTGAACGACGATCTGGCCGCCTTCGACGACATGGTCGGCGCTTTCGCGCAGAGCGCCTACAACCTGGAGAACTCTCTCCTGATCGACCTGCTCACGTCCAACGCAGCCGCCGGCCCGACGATGCAAGACGGCGTGGCGCTGTTCCACGCCGCCAGCCACGGCAACCTGGCCACCGGCGCCGGCAGCGTGCTTCAGCTGTCCAGCCTGGCCACCGCGCGCAAGGCGCTTCGGCTGATGAAGGGTCTGGACAAAACTTCGCCAATTGACGTGACGCCGCGATACCTGGTGGTGCCCGCTGCGCTGGAACAGACAGCGCTGCAGCTCACCAGCTCGAGCTTCCAGCCAATCGTCACCGGCGAGATCAACACCGCCGGCCAGGCGCTGGAAGTCGTTGTCGATCCGCGCCTGGACGCAGTGAGCACGACGGCCTGGTATCTGGCCGCTGAGCCGACCTTCGGCACGCTTGAGCACGCGTACCTGGAAGGCGCGCAGGGCCCGCAGGTCGATACCGACTACGGCTTCGATGTCGACGGCATTTCTTACCGCTGCAGGCTCGATTTCGGCTGCGGCATCGTCGACTGGCGCGGCCTGTACCGATCTGCCGGCGTGTAAAGCATCGATGAGGTGGCGCGTCGCCGAGTACGTCGGCATAGGCGGCGCGAAGCAATCTCAGGCCACCACCTGAATGTCGACGTGGCGCGCGGATGGGGCTTCATGACGCCCGACACGCGCAAGCGCCCCCGCTCAGACACACCACGTTGCCACCGCGGCGCATCTACCCAACGGACGCCATGCACACCACCATCGATCGTGTCCTACTTTCGTCGCGCGGCGACCTGGTGCCCGGGTTCTTCGGCCCAGTGCACGACTGGAGCGAGCACGCGGCCGGCAAGCTCCTGATGGAAGACGCCATCCTGGCCGGCGACGACCTGGCTCAAACCCTGCTGCTGTGCCTGATGGCTGACGAGGCACGCGGCGGCCAGGATCAGCGTGCCGGCGCGATGGACGGTCTTCTGGCCTGCCTGGATATCCTGCAGGCCGCCGGAAAGGCGTTCAGCGTGCGCAGTGCCTTTGCGCTGGCCGTGGACGCGCTGGCCGCTACAGGCGTGCGGCGGCGCGCCCTGGTGCGCAGCACGCCGCCCAACCGCGGCGCCGAAATGCTGAGCCTGTTGCTGCAGGCCGGCCGCGCCGCTGGCCCGTACCTGCGGCGGGCCGAGCCCGCTGCACCGCCGGCCGCGCCGGCGCCGGTGCAGGTGTCCGTGGCGCTGCAGCTGCCCGATGGGCCGGTGCCGATGGCCATCGTGAGCCAGCCGGCCACGCGCAGCGTGCAGACGGTCGAGCGCGACTCGGCAGACGAGATCGTGCGCACCGTCACCGAGACATCGACCTCCGGGTGACCATGAACCACGCCAGCGCCTCGCGCCACTGGAACGAACACCTGGACTCCGGGGTGTTGATCGTCGAGCTGCTGGCGGGCCTGGCACACGAAATGTCCGACTCGCCGGCCTGCTCGCATCTTCTGCCCAAGCTGCAGGATCTCGAGGGCGCTATCGCCGCGTCCGAACAGGCCGCCTATCGCGCCATCCGCGCACTTGACCGCCAGACCACAACATGGCCGACGCACAACGCACGATTGACCTGATCTTCAACGGCGTCGACAAGACCGGCGCCGCCACGCTGAGCGCGCTGAACAACGTCGAGAAGTTCAACGACAACGTGCAGCGGCTTACCGAGCCCGTCGCCGCGTTCACCATGGGCGCGGTGAAGCTCGAGGCCGGGCTCCTGGCTGCTGGCGTGGCCATGACCACCTTCGCAGTGAAGACGGCCGGCGACTTCGACAGCAGCTTCCGCCAGATCAGCACCCTGGTGGATGCGTCGGCTGAAGACCTGGCCGCGTTCAGGCAGGCGGTGCTTGACTACGCCAGCGGCAGCACGCGGCCGCTTGAAGAGATTACCGCGTCACTGAGTGCCGCCATCGGCTCTGGCGTGGAGATGGGCAAGTCTCTGGAGCTGCTGGCAGTGGCCGAGAAGCTGGCCGTGGCAAGCCGCGCAGACCTGACCAGCACCACCGAAACGCTGGTCAGCACGCTCAACGCCTACGGGCTGAAGACCAGCGACGCCGGCAAGGTGTCAGACCTGTTCTTCCAGACCATCAAGGACGGCAAAATCGAGATGACCGATCTGTCGGCCAGCCTGGCGCGCGTGACGCCCATCGCGGCCACCGCAGGCATCAGCCTGCAGGAAGTGGGTGCCGTCATCGCCACGCTCACAGCCGGCGGTGTGCAGCCGGCGAGCGCCATCGATGCGCTGCGCAGCGCCATCAGCAACATCATCAAGCCCACCGAGCAAGCCAAGAAGCTGGCCGAAGAGCTGGGCATCCAGTTCAATGTCGAGGCGCTACAGAGCAAGGGTCTGGCGGCCGTGCTTGGCGATGTTGCCAAGGCCACCGGTGGCAGCGCCAGCAAGATGGCCATCTTGTTCGGGGACGTGACGGGCTTGGGCGCCGTGCTGTCGTTGACTGGCAAGCAGGCGGGAACGTTCAAGGAGGCGCTGGTATCGATGGGCAACGCCACCGGCGAGGTGGAAAAGGCCTTCGCCAAGATGTCGGGGTCCGTCGACGCATCAAGCCAGAAGGTCATCAACGCATTCAAGGTCATGCTCATTGGAATAGGCACGCCGCTGCTCGACGAATTCGGCGGCATTGCCAACGCTGTGGCCGCAATTTTCACGGCACTTGGCGCCAGCGTGAAAGGCGGCGCGCTGAAGGATGTGGTGGCGTTCATCGAAAGCCTCTTCGGCGACCTGCAGAAAACCATTGCACGTGTGGCGGCGAACCTGCCAGAGGCGCTTAAGCAAGCCAACCTTAGCGGGTTCACCGGTGGCATCCAGGCCGTTGTTGAGGCGTTCCGCCGCCTTTTCAGCGGCATCGACCTGACCACAGTCAACGGCCTGACCAGGGCCGTGGAACTGGCTGGAGCCGCCTTCCTTGGCCTGAGCAAGTTCACAGCCGGCGTGGTGGACAGTTTCAAACCGTTGTTCGACTTGATGGTGAGGCTGGGCAGCCAGATCGCCAAGGGCAACCCGGAGTGGCTGACGTTCGCCGGCAACATCGGTGGTGCCGTCACGCAATTTAACGCGTTGCTCGGCGGAATAGGCGGGCTGATACCTGCTGTTGAGGCGCTGGTCACCCTGATGGTCGCCCGCAACGGCCTGAGCCTGCTGTCTGCGCTGGTTTCGCTGACGAGCGCCATGCCGCTGTTGGTGAGTTCATTGGGTGTGGCCGGCGTGGCATTCGCTGGTGCGTTTGCGGTAGAGAAGCTGTTTCAGGTGGTGACAGGAATCATCCAGTTGCGCGAGGCGAATAAGGGCCTGGCCGAGGCGCAGGACCGAGCCCGGGCATCGGCGGCGCAGGGCGATGAAACGCTGAAGCGATTCAACGAGACCACGGGCCTGTCTGTCAATACCCTAGACAAGGCGATCTCGCTGATCAACAAGGGCAACGTGGTCTGGGATGACGCAATCGCAGGCTGGGTGAAGGCCGGCGCCGCCATGGCTGGTGTGGGCAAGGCGGCGCAAGACGTGGCCGACCCGTTCGGCGAGGCCAACCGCGCGATGCTGAAGGCGGCCGACGCCGCGGACAGGGCATCGGCCGCGTCGAATGTTCTTGGAGAAGCGCAACGAGGCCTTGGCTTCGACACGAAAAAGATCGTCGCGATTGTTGACGAGGCCACGGGCAAGATCATCGGGTACGAGCAGAGAATGGGGTCGGCAGCAGACGCCACTTCCAAGCTTGGTGATGCCGCCGGAAAGATTGAAAATCCGCTGAAGACATCTTCTGACGTTATGGATGCGCTGGGCCGCAAAACCGACCTCACCAACAAAGATCTGATCGAGCTGTCCAAGGTGGTCAAGGACGCCGAGATCAAGCTCGAAGCGCTGGCCAGCAACGAGCGGATCAAGAACATCGAGGCGAAGGTCAGCCTGAACATCGCGCAGCTCGAGGCCGACACCGAGCGCGTGAAGTCGGCCTTTTCGTCCATCGACAACACCGTCAACAGCACGGGCGACCTGCTCGGCGAACTGTTCGGGCTCTTCAAGGATTTCGACAACCTGAGCTTCGGCGCCATCCGCGCGATCGAAGACCAGATCGAGGGCGAGAACCGGCGCCGCGACGAAGCGCTGAACCTACAGAAGAAGCTGACCGAAGCACAGATCGCACAGCTTCGAGCTCAGACTAGGTCGATAGAGCGCGGAGACTCTCTAATCAAAATCAGCGGCGACGGACTGCAGCCGCACCTGGAGGCGTTCATGTTTGAAATTCTGAAGAAAATTCAGGTGCGGGTGAACGCCGACGGGTTGAAATTTCTGCTTGGAGTCTAACAGCATGGATGCACTGACGAACCTTCTAGCCCGGCTTGAGCAATCGGCGGCGCAGCGTGGCAAGCCCATGACACTAGAGCAGCGCGCGCTTATGGCGGACACACTCGACGGGTGGATGGCAGAGCTGCCGCCGGAGGAGCT